TCTTATGCTTTAATTGGTAAGATAATTCTCTTGGCTTTATATCCTCGTTCATGAACTTCCAAAGCTCGTAGGTGCTTTTAAACAGCTTGTAGTCCTTCTTCACTTCTTTCATGTCTCTGGTAACCAGCTGCCAGCCTACACCTTGCACGGCTCCGTTCTTACCAGTGGTGCGAGTCTTTGCATTGAGCCATAGTATGCCCACTTGCTCGCACTCTACACCAGTCTCTTTGAGTAGCTCATTATACGCAGCGAGCTGGAGCCAATAAGATGGATAAATATTATTAGATGTTTTAATATCAAGCAGCATGAGCTTGCCGTTGAACTTAATCACTCTATCCACGGTACCAGCAAAGCCTAGCTTTTTTGATGTCATGTGCGCTTCCATCATGTCAACCTCGAACTTATGGTTTTTACAAAAGTCAACATAACGCTCAAACATAGACCACTCAAGCATCTTGTACTGCGGACCGCCGTATTGATTGACAAATGACACCTCTTCGCCTGAGTCGTAACGCTCAGTCAGTTCGTGGACCACAGAGCCTCTGCGCCCAGCCTCGTCACGGATCATGTCGGCATCACCGCCAACATCTTTGAGCCATTTAAAATACGATGCGTCTTTTGGGAAAGCCTCTAAAATTGTTGTAACTGATGGAACGTAGCCTCCATCGGGCAGTAGATAAAACCTTGAGTCGATAAACTCGATCCGACCTTTATTTTGGTCGATAACAAAATTAGTCATAGTAGATGTTTTTAGTAAATAGTAAGTAAAGGGAGCAGCTCTTGCTAACTCCCTACTTTGTCAAACCCCATTAAAAAGGTGCCTCTTCCTCGTTTACTTCTGGGAGGGAAGATATCTTGGACAAGATAGTCGTTTTTACGAACTCTTCCAAGAACTCCATTCTTTTGGTATCATCCCATGTTTCAACGCCTTTCACCTTGATCTTCTCAAGCTGTGGCATCCCATTAGGATTGTCTTTTGTAAAATAATGCTTAATAGCTGCACCGTTCTGATTTAGGAACAGCACTGATGACTTTTTATCTCCGTCAATGTAGAGCTTAGGAGATAGGGTAATAGGCTTTTTTAGGTCTGCATTTGGCAATGCTTTAAGAAAGCTGACACTGTACCCACTAGAGTATTTCATCTCTAAGAAGTAGTTAATGGTGCCATCGCTGACAGTTACAACCCAAAACTTGCCGTACTCTGACTCTTTAGTTTTGATGTCTTTGATTTGGCCGATGAGGGAGTCATAAAACTCTTCGTGTACCTCTTTGCCGGCTTTGTTGACACGAGAAACTGAATGGTCAGTAGGAGATTTAAATTGGCGTACTAATTTTCCATTTGAAATGGATAGGAAAACGCCAGAACCTTGATTAGACTGAAGTCCCATGTTCTAAATGTTTATTGTTAAGTAATGAAGAAACTTTCTTTTGGTAGTCACTCAGTAGAATGCCTACTCTGTCATTAAATACTTGGAAGTCTGCGAACTGCTCATATTTATATATGAACTCGTTGATCCTTGCTTGCACTGTGTCTGTGTCGTGAATGGTCATGTGGTAAATCTTGAGCGATAGCCAATTGAACTCATCCCAAAATATAGGCGGCATCTTATACCGGTTGTTGCGATCAACTCGTACTACTTTCTTTTTTGGCTCCGGACGATACGTCAGATAAATCAGTGCAACGCCAGCACTAATTGCTAGAAGGATTAGATATTCCATAGTTCTTTAAAGTTTGAAGTATTTTGTTGTAGTTAGTAAGAGTGATCTTGCCGTTCTTCTCAGCACGGTAAATGGTCTGTGCGGTCAGACCGCAGGCAGCAGCCAACTTCTCTCGGCTAATGCCTTTCTCTTTTCGCAAATCGCTAATCTCTTGTATTAAATTCATAGTGTGTTATTTTGTTATGCAAATATAGTATAAACAAAACTAACTATCCAAATTTGATTACGAAAACGTTTTCGCAATTTTAAGTACGTAATAGTGCAACAAGTCACACTTTTGACCTACATGAGCCGAATATCGACCATAATTGGCTCAAATTGGGCAATATATTGCACGAAAAAAGGCGAAAAAAAAGACCCTGGTAAAAACCAAGGTCGAAACAAACCAATTGCTATTATGAAAAAACCCTAAATACTCCCGTCTTGTAATGGTTGATCCTCATGCGGCTCAACCCTTCTATAATTCTCCTTCCAAAGAATCTTTGTCAAAGCTACGCTTTTTTTGACTATCTCCTCCTCACTTGCTTCTGGGAATAATAGATGCAACACCTCGTGTACCACAATCTCAAGGTGCTTCTTGCCTTTGAGCCGCTCCTCTATCTCAATAAGCCCATCGCTATGGGCTACTCCCCACACTTTCTCCTTGCCTAGCTTGCGATATTTTATGCGGATTTTCATTTCTCTACCTTATTATGAAACTTACCACAAGTCCCACACCTAAATATAATCTTTTTAGTCCCACTTGCCAGCACCTTGTGTGAATGCTTTATAAGCGAATCAGAGCCGCATTCAGGGCAGCTACCCCTATCGCCACCGAATATTACACCATAATGCGTTTTAGGGGCTATATGGGTCGCTAAATGCTTATAAACCTTTTCTAATAAGATCACATCCATTTTGCAATACTTCACCATTTTATCCATGGCGACTTTGTCCTTTTCAAGCACAATCCTCTTCCACAAGTCAAAGTCCGTGCTAATTTTCTGTCCGATGCCTAAAAACTTAGCGATGTAATTGAGCTTATTGCTATTAAACTTGAACTTGCTTCTTGCTATTTTAAGCGTGTCAATTGTGGTATAATTTGGGAACATAGGGATTCCGTGGAATAAACAACGTGTGCGTACCCAAGCTAGGTCAAATTTGTCGCCGTTATGCCCTACTAACTCATCCGCACTATTGGCTATTTTGACAAACTTTTCGAGCATCTTTTTGTCACATTGCTTGCCATCCCAAGTTAGCCATCCTACTTCCTTCTCATCTTCCCACTTGTAGCAGATGCAAATTATAGCCCTTTCCTTAATTATATTCTCTGGTCCAATGGTAATCTTATAACCACTAGACCAAAACATACCAAGATTGAAACTTACTTCGCAGTCAAAGAAGAGCCTCCTTCTTTTAGTCATAAGTACTTTTTATAGGCCACCGCTCCAACGCCTATCACCGCTATCCATAGCCAAGTCCAAAATAGTGCCTTTGTTTTTTTAGCGTGCTTTTCTTCTAGTATTGCATAGTCCCTATCCTTCTTCTCGTACATCACTTTGTACCTATCATCCCACTTGGTTGTGGTAATCTTGATAGTATCATGTGATGCTATGATAATCTCTTTTATCTTGTCTTTAAACGATACCTTGTCAACGTACTTTGTTTCCGTAAACCAAGTGTAGAACGAGTCAATCTTCTCATTGACAATGATTGAGTCCTTGGTTACCAAAATGGTATCGTGTAATTCCTCTTGCGGGAATTGCTCAAGGCAAAGCTCCGCCGCTTTCTCGGGGTGCAAGAGCATATATCTCTTGACCTTATTGCTAGTAACGCAACTTGTAAGAAGAATAATGGGTAGTAAGAATTTTAGCATAAAAATGAATGTATTACTTTGGTTTTAGATATTCTGTCAGAAATTCCTATAAGTCCGCCATTAACACGGCGAGAAATAATTTTAATTGTCTCTTCATCAATACCACGATCAGCAATATGCCAAAGTCTTTTAGTCTCAAAATACCATCCAGCTACCGTTAGTGCATATTTTGTAGCAACAAGATCAGGTTCTTTTAATAAATCTTTGCCAATATAATCTCCGAATGCTTTATAATTTACCTTTCCAGTAAGCATCAGATAACCTCTGCCTCTGTACTTCCACCCCTCACCCGAAGATCGGTCACCATTGCCCATGCGGTTGCTATACACAATGTTTGCAATGACCTCTGGCTTGCGAGCCGCTATGGCGGCGGTATCCTTGCTAAAATATTTTGGGAAAACTTTGAGCAGCCCTTCGGCACTATAATTTAGGTTCTCGACCGTGAATTTGAAATTGCCAGACTCATGGGCGCATTGAGCTAGGAAGTTGGCTAGCTTATTAACCGAGTCAATTTTGAATGTGTCAATGACTTCGGGTAGCTCAGAGAGAACTTTGCTTGGTATCTTCAGTTTTAGTTTGTGGGTCAGCATCAGCGAACATATTTGATAGGAATTTACCTACCCAACCGCTAACCGCAATAAATATAGCGATCTCTTTGTATCCTTCCATCAAGGTCATACCACTAACAAATAGAGATGCCGCCGCTAAACTATCGCCAATTAGCCTAATCTTTTTGGGTGTAGGCTTGAAATAATATTTAAGTCCAAACTTCATTGTTAAATTCATTTGTCACGACCCAATTTGTCCCGTTGCTCACTATCTCCACATAATTATATTGATCGTTGAGTACATAATTCAAATCCCCATCTATTGTCTCGGAGCTTGCCGCATCTACGGTAACCGCATTTACACTTGAGTCCGTTTTTTTTATGATAAAGCACGCACCATTACCCACCGCCGTTGGAAGAGTTATGGTGACAGCTCCGCTAGTTGCGTTCACAAGTTGCACATTAATGCCATCTACGGCCGTAAGCGATGCACTAGCGGAGTTGGTATTGTACGAAAATGCCAAATTACTAGCATCTAGTATTTGGTCGAAATTCGTTATATATGATCTATTTATTCTCAAAGCTCTTCTTCTTCTTCTTTTATAGGCTCAATGTACTCTACGCCGTTAGTCCAATCTTTTAAGAACCAATAGGGTTGCAATCCTTCGGGATTAGCCACCTCTATCTTTTTAAACTCAAACTCACTCTCTTCAATCTTTTTTAGTTCGGCTTTTAGCTTCTTAAGCCCTTCTTTGTTAAAGTTGTACTCGCCTTTGTCATTTAGGATCAAGTTGCCTTTATCATCTACGGCCGCTTGGTCTAGCCTCGCATCTTCTACTTTTGCTTGGAACTCATCAATAGATGGCTTGAGCTTTTCATAGATTTTAAATAGCTTCTTTTGTCCTTTTGTCTCTTGGTTGCCGATGTTGAGTTTGATGTTCTCAACTAGGATTAGTAAATCTCTGTAAGTCATAGTGTATTTGTTTTTTGCTAATTTAAGCGTTTTCTTCTGAAATTGGAGCTACTTCAATAATTGGCTGCACCTCTGGCTGAGGAGCTACATAATCCCCCGTAATAACAAGGTTTAATGCACTCGCCACAAAATCCCATGCAAACTCATCTTGACTCCATTGTAGGTACTGCTCGGTAGGCATAAATACATTGCCATAAGCAATCCTACCTCCTACGTTTCCATCATCATTCAATGGCAATAGCTCATAATAAAATGTAGCACTTTGATCAAGTGATACATTTACCGCATAAGCATTCAAAACCTTAGCTACTTTTACTTGTCCGTTGTCCCAAATTTGTACGTCTTGTATTGTTTTCATTTTATTTTATTTTAAACACATGGATTTATTGGTGTCTTTATACTTGTACCATAATTTACATCTAATTTCTCAGCTTTGCCAATAACCCAAGAAAATGGGCCACAAGCAAATGATCCAGCAGCACAATCGGTTGTATCTTTTGTTGCCTTAGACTCAATAGAGCTATAAAGGCTTGTACTCCATTCAAAATAAACCGTATCACCTACATACCAATCGGTATTACCTCCAATTCCAGAACAAGTATCAGCAGTTGCAGTGTCAGTTGATACCGTTGTAATTGTTGATGAGTTATATCTTTTTCTTTTTACGGTAAGCGTTGCAGAATAACCACTTGGAACTCTTATATACCTTCTTACCATTCTTTTTGTAGAGTTTTGTAAGTCATCTTTAGTAGGACATTGCTTTGCCGTCAAATTTGACCAATCCGCTCTTGTTGTGTCAATTTCTTCAATTACACTCTCTATATACTCTTTGGTGCAAATTTTAGTCAAATCGGTAATGGTAGTACCGGAAATTGGATTCAGATACCCATTATCTACACCGTTTTGTAGTGCAGCTCTTGTTATAAGCTGATTATCTGCCGTTCCAGCCCAAGTTGTTGCCATTATTTAAGTTTTGCTTTTAGTTCAAGAATCTCTTTCTCAAGTTGCGCTATCTTCCAAGTATGCGCCTCGTTATAGTTCACGGTCATCATGCCATCATTGTTCACCTCTATTGCATCTGGGATGTATTTCATCACATCTTGCGCTGCATATCCCCAATGCTTCTTATCATCTCTCTTATCTTTCCACATGAACTCAATAGCACTAAAGTTCTCGCTATATGAGTTCGTAAGAACATCTTTTAGGCGTATGTCGGATGATTCAAAATAAGCAGTAGCATATACGTTGCCATTCACTTGCAACTTATAATCTCCGCTATCTGTTGTGGTGTTGATGAGAACTTCCCCCCCACTCGTTATGCGCATTCTTTCTACACTATTAGTAGCAAGCACTAAATCTCCAACCGCACCTACACTAAATAAAGATGGCAAATTAGCTGCACTTGCGTTTGCATAACCAATAAACCCTCTAAATGTTCCACCATTGTCATGGAAGTCTGCATTAGAGTAACCAGATGCTGATGTATTTTGAATCTTTAATAAACTACTTGATGCGAAACTTGAAGATACTTGTAACTGCCCCCCACTCGTTATGCGCATGCGTTCGGTTGCTCCAGTATAGAATTGTATTTGACTACCTCCTAAACCTAATGCTATTTCACTACCAGTTGAATTAATACCCAATATATCTATACTATTACTATAAAAAGCATTAGTACCAATGTATAATCTTTTATCTGTTGTAGCTCCTTGTATTTCTAATTTACCATAATTAGGAGTACACCCGATGCCGACATTGCCGCCACCAGTAATGGTCATTCTAACTGCATTATTTGTACCTATTTGAAAGTCTGTATTAGTGTAATTTCTTAAAACAGTAGCATATGCAGTTGAATTAGTTGCAACTGTTCCAGCAACACTTGACTCAATACCGCATATTAAACTTCCAGATGTATTATTTAAGGCAATTTGTACCCATCCAGTAGTAGCTGATGCTGAATTAAATACGGTTGTATTGTTACCACCAGATGCAATATAATTTGCAGCCGTAACACTCGAACTGAAAGTAGCTGCGCCAGTTGAGGACATAATAAATTCATCACCACCAGAACCGTTATAATTAAACCTTAAACTATTATCTACACTATAATGATATAATAACCATTTATCAGTAGTTGTACCAGATTCTAAATTTAATACGCCACCAAATGCAGTAGTTTTTATTGTAAGTTGTCCATTAGTTGTATTTACATTCCCACTAAACGTAGCACTCGTTCCGGTTAGTGCGCCAAGCCTTGCCGTACCGTTTACATCAAGTGCATATCCAGCATCGGTTGTTGTTTTGATCAGCACATCCCCAGCAAAGTAGTTATTATCAAAATCACCAAATTGATAAATGCCCCATTTACCATCTGGTATTGTGGCAGTTCCAAGTAAAACATATGAATAATCTGTACTACTTAAAGCATTTGAAACAAAGGCACCTTGTCTTGATCCTTGCATATTATTGATCAAAATGGCACGGCTATTTGTTACCGTTCCGCTGCTTGTACCTTTCTCAATATATATCTGATCAAGATTTGTTGTTATAGTTCCAGTCTGTGTGCTACTCGCCACATTCCAAACTCTATAGTTTGCTACTGTACCGCCACCAGTCAAGTTGTTGTTGCTACCAAAAGACATTGCTCTAATGACAAGTTGATTACTTGGAGAAGATGCAACAATTGAATGAGATGCACTGATTGCAGTATCTCCCGTATCTGTGCCATTACGCTGCGTTTGCGTAACAGAAAAAGTATTGCCAGCACCAGAAGTTATACTTGCAGTCATTGCGACTTGTGTGCCAGTCAACAATGAATCTAAAGTTTTAGCACCAGCGAGTGTTTGCGCTCCAGTTGTTACCACACCAGCTTGTGCAGCTCCAGCACTTGCAACCGCAATTGTTGTACCGCTACCAATGACTGCTCCAGTTCCGCCAGTAATTGTAAGAACCGAGCTTGTAGTTTCTGTTAAGTTGCCTTTTGTTACCGTTGGCTCTTTTGCATCTATCTGCGTCTGTATCGCACTTGTAACACCTTTAACATAGCTTAACTCTGTCAAAGATGGATAAGTTGCCGTTGCCAAACTCGCAATAGTTGATGCACTATTCCAATAGGCTATTGTGTTGATCGTACCGCTAAGTGCAGCAGCAGCACCGATGTCTGCAAGTGTCCATGTCCTATCTGTACTTCCGTCAAATGTCCTACCAGTTGCACCGATTGTTAGTGTTCTAGCAGTTGTCAATGTTGCAGCACTACCCGTTGTATTTTGGTTAAGTGTTGGCACATCCCCAGCCGCTATTGATCCCCAACTTGGAGCAGCACTATTTGTGCCATCACCAGTTTGGATAAGAAACTTTTTTGTACTTGTTGTATTACCAGCAAGTCTTGTGCCAGCACCACTTGCACCTCCGTAAATAATATCACCAAGTGTAGTCATTGGTGAAAGAGCGTTAAAGGCAGCAGCCTTTGTAGTTGCTCCAGTACCGCCGTTTGCTATCGCAATTGTAGTACCGTTCCAAGTACCAGCCGTAATTGTACCAACGGTTGCAATATCTGTACCTACTAATTTAGATGCCTCAATGCTACCAGCGAGCATTGCGTTAGTAACCTTTAATGCCCCAATGGTTGTTGTGATTGCAGTTGCACCGCTACCGCTTACATCACCGCTCAATGTGATAGTCTGGTTGCCAGTTATATAAGTTGGTGTCCAGTTCTCCCACTTGCTACTTGTACCATTAAATCTAAGCAATTGAGATCCCGTAGGACTACTCAAGTCAACATCACTTATATTATCTAGCCCAAGATCAACCGCCCCCGTGAACCCATTCACACTACTCACCGCATCGGTATTGTCTACCTTATCCCATGTTGTGCCGTTAAATATCGCCCAATCCCCTATTTTCCAGTCTGTGATGCCATCAAGGTTTGTGCTACCAGCTACGCTCACTACATAATAATATCCTTTCGTACCAGTACCACTTGCAAGGGCTGGCACGTTTGTACTTGCATTCCAAGTGCCTTGATAAGTTGCGCCTCCAACAAGAGCCGAGATTTGGTTTTGTACTTTACCGAATGCCGTCAATATGCTATCCGTTGCGGCAATCGTGCCACCTCCCGTCAAGTTCAAACCAGTCAGCACCGTTGCTCTTACTCTTGGCTCGGTGAAATATATTGGCCCGTTCTCTGGCACTACCGAAGTGTCCAAAGTTTGGAAGGTCTTATCGCCTCTATAATATTGTAAAGTAGTGCCAGCGGTGATAAGCGGTTCATAGCTCGTGCTATCTAGCGATCCATCACCTTTTAGGAATTGTGAGCTTGTACCACTCGCAATGTACTTTTGAAAGCGTTGATTGCCGAGTGCGCCACCCTTACCAATGTAAAGGTCGTACGTATCGGTAGTGAATAAAGGCTCGGCAAGTTCACCTTGTGGTATTGTTGCCGCCGCACCTCTTTTTATCTTTAATGTATTTGCCATTTATATTTTTTTACCAAGTTCCGTAATCGCCAACGCTCCATGACCTATCGGCCGTCAAATCAAATGCCACATCATTTATTGTAAGTGTCCTAGCATTTGTAACGGGAGTAAAGCCAAGAGCCGTAGCAATGCTTTTCTTCTCCCATAGGCTAGTAGATGTATTATAAAATATCCCATCATTGTTGCTTGGGCTTTGCGCCGCCACATTATGCAACTCATCTAACTCATAGCCGTTTTGTATCTTAACCTCAATCACACCCATAGTTGGATGCGATCTTACCACTACACCTATGTACACAATATGATCGGGGGCATAGGGCTTAGTTGTTGTGATGGCACCAGCCACGGTAGGTGACAAATATAATGCCGCCCCTACGCTATATGCTTGGGTGTCTAGGCTATTAATACCTCCCGACACTACTACAAAGCCATTGTTTTGGTTTGTAATGTCGCTTTGCACTACACCAAATGTTTGTGCGCTAGTGACATCACCAACGGCGAGTGCTTTTGTCACGGTAGGCAAGTTGCCTTGACCGCCGTTTATATAGACAACCGTTCCTTTTGTTAAGGTTGCACCCGTGCTATTATACACCTCACGTACTACCGTGAGAGCTTGATCAATTGTTGTAGGAAAAGTGGCAAGCGTGCCATCTCCCTTTATGTATTGCGCTCCAGTACCAGCCGCAGTGACGGCTAGAGTGCCGTTGCTAGTGAGAGGAGAATTGCTAACGGTAAAAGCCGCTGGCATTGTAAGGCCAACAGAGGTTAGACCCGTGTCCGTGTCCGTACCGTTCACCCATGCCGTACCATTGTACTTAAGCACTTGGTCTGTGGTAGGGGAAGTGATGGTGACATCGCCAAGTTGGCCGAGGTTATAGTCCCCTTCTGTTGCTACTACATCACCAGTCCTTCCGAACACACTTGTTACTGGAGCGGTGTCGTAGTCATTCCATGAGGCTTGTAAGGTAGAGCCGTCTTGCTTGGTTAGGGTAAGTGTCTTGGTTGTCGTACCGCTAACGGAGGCCGCAGTCAAGCTCCTATTATATGCCGTGTCCCAAGTCGCTTGTTCGCTATCACTTGGCAAACTATATCCACTTGCATACGTAACCGCTAACGTGCCGCTTTGTACAAGAGGCGAATTTGCTACACTAAAGCCAGTTGGCATTGAGAGACCAACTGATGTCAGAAGCGTAGCTGCACCAGATGCATTATAGTCCAGATTCACATAAATTGGACTAGGGTTACCTCCAGACACATTGACCTCAGTCACATCATAAGTAACCTTAATAACTGGTGTTGTATAACTATATGCTATTTTTACTACAATCACGATGTAACTTGGTTTTGTACGTCAATATAACCTTGCATCCAAGTATATTTATTGCTAGAGATAGTGACCTCTAATTCATATATGAACTCTCCAGCAGTGTAAGCAGCTGTTGTTGTTGGCGTAAGCGTAATCTTTCTTGTGTAGTTATTTATCTGCACAAAGTCAGAATCTGTCCAAGTAAATATAGTGGTGCCAGCACTGTTCTTTGCTTGAAGCTTAAAGCTATATGTACTTACGTCTAAAGACGTTTCTTCGCATTCGTCATCATAAAAAGAGTAAGTGACCACATATGTGTCACCCTTTTTTATCGGAGCCATATTATGTTCACCTATCATTGTTTATCAGCTTTATCTTTTAATTGTAATTTTATTTCATTCAGAGCCTGCATGATTTCTTTAAATTGCACGACAGTCTCATCTTCTTTTTTCTCTAAGGTTTTAAGCCTGAGATCATGCTCTCTGAGCTTTATTTTCATATCCGTGTAAATGCGGATGGCACCTAGCCCGAATGCTACCGTTTGTATGCCTAAAACTAACCAGAAATTCGCTTCCATTTGTCCTTAAAATTACATCTTTATATTGAAATATATGCAGCCTTAACTGTCTTACCATTGAACGATGTACCAATAGTTATAGTGAAAACTCCACCGCCTTCATTGGTCACTGTGTAGTTGTAATACCACTTGCCCTCTATGCCCACTGCAACCAGCTTAAATGTGGCTGTGTCGCGAGCTGTAATCTTGCCTGAGCTGACTGTATAGCTATCCACAGTGGTAATTTCAGTAATCGGACCATTGCCTTGTAGAGTAAAATCGTAGGAGCCGTTCTGCCCAATAGCATTTGACAAGTTTAGGCTTTGAATAAAGCAGCTGAATTTATACACTTTGTAGTTGCCAGACGCATCAATCATATCCAAATACCCTACAAATTCTGTATCTGACCCCTCTATAAAACTATCGAAAAAAGTGATAGGAAGCATACTGCTCTCTACCATTTTTACTAGACCGCTGCCTGATATGGTAAAACCAGACCTAGCGGCTATATATTTTCTAAAGACATTATTGGTCCTTGGGGCTAATTCTAGGAAATCCTTACTAATACTTATTGAGGCATTTTTGGTACAAGCAAATGGGTAAACATTTCCGCTACCATCGGTAAACGCCAAAACTAAACCTTCTGATGTAACTACTTCTGCCATTATGAGTTATATATATATTTTTCTGTATATGGATCGTAAGTCAAGGTACCTGGATAGGTATAATCAATTGTAAAGCCTCCGCTAGTATACTGAATTTGTGTGATATTATTGCTTACCTCAATTGTAAATACATCATTTGGGTCTATTGTCACGCTACCAGATGGAGATAAGTTAAATGTAAAAGCCTGCGGATTAGTACTAACTGGGTAAGTCTGTGTTTTCAACACTGTACTATTTTTCTTCACCGTAAAAGTTGTGGTAACGGGAGGAAGCGGTGCCGGACTGGTTGTATTGATATTACCAGCTAGGCTAATGACAATTGGCACATTGAGGCTTATTATACCGTTGTAAGTGATTTGGTAGCCTCCAGCAATTGTAAAGTCAGCTAAACTTACGCCGGTCCAAGGCACATATTGTGGTGTGTTGTAAGTACCAGTAGTGACATCTGCATCAAAGGTCTTTTCTTCTACATCTCCTCCATCTTTAGCCTCATCCCAAACCTCTAAGAGTGTTGCACTCCATGTGCCAGCCGCAAAGTCAATCTCTTTTAAATTCAAGATTGCGTAAACCTTATCAGGGTCATCATCTACAAATCTAATCGTGTTATGAAGACCAATGCGGTCAGGATATGGCGATTGACCAATATTATGCATAATGCCATAAAAATTGGCATCTATCTTATTCCTATTAAATCTATTATTCTCCCAGTAAGCAATGTTATTTTGCTTCATAAAAGAGAATCCTTCTGTATTGTATCTATACCTATACCAGTCAGCGTCTGTCAATGTTGCGCCATCTGACTCAAATATAGTGCCTCTATAATGTTTGCTAAATCCATCAGTCAGGTAAATATCTTGCTCTAATGTCTGAAGTAAATCTCCTGATTTTTCAAAATATGTCTTAAGGCCACTAAGTGGTTCTGCTGATAATGTATTAAATCTTGTAGAGTAGTCAAACTGAAAATTCCTAAACATGGAATCTTGGTTTGTTGTGTTATAACAAGGATCTGCTATAAGATATACATAAATATTTCCGTTGTCAGGTATCGGGTCACTTTCTACACTATATGTATTCCAATTTGTAGGGTAATCTCCTGATTGAGTTGCATAATTAGCTTTTATAAATCTTTCACCAGTAGTTACACTTGAAGCCAATTCCCATTCACCATTCTCTTTTAAAAAATAATTGTTAGCAGCACCTTGTAAATATATACTAGCAATATATACAAATCCAGTTCTTGTAATTGCACAACCTGATATTGGTACAGTATTGATTAAATATTTATGATCAAATTGTACATTAATCTTATCATTGGCAAATACATACACTGGATCAGACGCTATCCATCTAAAATAATCTGCTGGAGGAGTTCCAGTAGTAGTAGGTATTCTTACAAAGTTGGCAATTAAAGGTCCAGTTGCGCTTTCATAAATTTCATTACGAGTTACGGTGCCACTAGATGGAGTTGTACCTCCAGTAAAATTCGTTTCACTTCCTTGTCTATATAACCATGTATCTACATTGTATTGCTTCAGTGTAGATGTAGTTCCGATTAGTGAACCTCTTGAAAAAGTTCCGTTCTTTACTATTTCTGGGAACTTTTGATAGTCAACCTCTACTTCATCCTTTTTAGTCTTGCGCTTAATAAAACGCAACATCTCTGGAGATATTGGCTTTACATCTTCGTTGACACCAACCTCAATATCATATCTTGTTTGGATAGCTGTGCGAGTTGCACCGTTTTGTTCGTACCCTCTTAAATTATCTGTTTCTGGAATATATAATTCCTCTTGACGCATTAACCACCAGTTTGAGTTATACTGAAACATAGTTTGGTTAAATGCCCTATTAACCTTATTAATTACAGTATAACAATCTTCATATTCTGTTGATTGTATCTGAAATGTTTTAGGATCTATTTTACACTGATCTAATGGAGTATTATTTAAAGAATCTGTCATGCTTTGATGAAACAGATTATTAAAAATATAATGCTTCGTCCAGCCTAATGCTGTTTTCTGTGTAGCATATTTAAGAAAATCTAATGGTGTAGTTTTTGCAGTAATCTCAGCACCATTGTTTGTTATATTAAAGTTTTGCAATTGACCTAACCCTTCAGTAGCTCTCAGCGTCAAAACATGGTTAGTATCTACCCATGTCTCTGTAAAATCGCTTTGATCTAAAAAGCCATACCAATATGCAGCACTATCATTTCCATATCTAAAAATGACAAGAACATCGCTATCCTTGTCAACTAAAAAGTCATCCATTGTTACGCCACTTGAGCTTGCAAGAATATCCATGGTTGCAAGTTGTGGTCTGATTGGCTTAAACAAATCCTCATCACTATTAAATTCTTGCAGCACAAATGGTCTTGGACCAGCAACAAGGTTAGTGTATGACCCAGTGAATCCTTCAAAGTGGAACTCCAAAGTACAATAATGATTGTCTAAGGATATAAATTGTATTCTATATTTTTCTGCTTTAGCCAACTCTGTTTATTGTTGCGTTAGTTCTATTTAATACACCTACAAGATCTGAGCCTCTTTGTACGAATACTACTTGTCCATTTAATGTCATTCCACCTCCAACTCCATTCAAATTAGCTCTTGGAACTAATTCTAAATAATCACCTAATGCTTGTGTGCTAAATCCTTTTAATGCTCCAGCAACTGCAACACCAGATCCTGGTGCCAAAATATTTGAAACTAAACTAGCAATACCAGTTGCAATTAATTGTGTTGCAATTCTTTTCAAAACATCAATTACAGCATTACCAAAAGATTCCCAAGTAAATTTACCTTTTGTCAAAAGCAAATCAAACATTTCATTTAATGGTTGTTGAATACCTCTTCTTATTGAAGAAGCAATGCTTTTTGTTTTATCAAGTATTATTTTATTTATTTGATTATAATAATCTTCATATAATTTTAAATCCTCCTCATCTGGCAATAATGGACTTCTTAAATTATTTGCCATTGGACCGCCTACGTTTGGAATAATTACTTGTGGTAATTTTTGCGGTTTCAATGGTTGAATTAAAAATTTCCATTTTTCTAAATATTCATCTACAGCCTTATTGTTTTCTTTTCTTTGTTTTGTATTTTCTTTTAATGACTCAGTTTGTTGATCTGTATTATAATTAATTTGTGATATTTTTAAAATAATTGGGTCCAATTGTTTTAAAAAATCATCTTGTACTGGAACTAAAGCATTATATGATTTTATATTTTCAGTTAAAGCTTTTCTCGCATCATACAATAAAATTTCTTCTCTACTAAGTGCTTGTGTTCTTTTTTGTGCTTGTACAGTGCCACTAGCTACTCCTAAATTGTATAATTCT